CTGTTGCACATACAACTGCTGCTGCACTTTTTGTTAATTGTAATTGTCCTTCTAAACTTGTATCACCTGATACTCTTACTGTTCCTAAGAAACCTGAATTACCTGTTATTGTTGTAGCACCTGTTATTTTAGCAGTTCCTACTAATTGTGTATTACCTGATACACATACATCTCCATCAAACTCTGCTTTACCTCCAACAACTAATATTCCTTCTAATGAAGTATTTGTTGATACTCTAAATGTACCACCTACACCTAGATTACCAGTTATAGTTGTATTGCCTGTTATTGTTGCAGTACCACCTACAGTTAAATTACCTACAAGAGTTGTATTTCCAGATACACAAACGTCATCATCAAACTCTGCTTTTCCAGCAACTGTTAATGTAGATGCTAAGTTTACTGCACCTCCAACAGATAAAGCTCCACCTATTGAAGCAGCTCCAGCAACTGTTGCAGTTCCTCCTATATTTAAATTACCAGAAACAGATGCATTACCTGCAACATCTAATGTGCTACCAAGAGATACAGCACCTGTTATAGTTGTTGTACCACCTACAGCAAGATTACCTACTAATACTGTATTACCTGATACACAAACAGCACCATCAAATTCAGCTTTACCTGCTACAACAAGAGTACTTCCGATACTTACAGCATCTTTTAAATGAGCTTCTCCTGCAACAGTTAATGTTGAATTAAGTTGTACAGCACCTGCTATTGTAGTATGACCTCCAATATTCATATCACCAGAAACAGATACATCACCATCAAAAGTTCCATTACCTATAACTGTAACTGTACCACCTACATAAAGATTACCACCGACAGTTGCATTATTAACTGATATATTTCCTTCTATTGAAGCAGTTATACCTGTTAAATTAGAACCATCTCCATAAAAAGCACTAGCACATACTTTAGCATTAGCAGCTTGTACATTTGCTCCTGCTATTGTAACAGTTCCACCAACTACTAATCCACCTGATACCGATACATCATCTTCAAATTCTGCTTTGCCTGTTGTATTTAAAGTACCCCCTACAGATGTATTACCTGTAATATCTAAAGTACTTCCTAAACTTACAGCACCTGCTATAGTTACGTGACCACCAACATTTATGTCACCTGATACAGATACATCTCCATCAAATGTAGCATTGCCTGTAGCCATAAATGTACCACCAATAGATGTATTACCTGCTACATCTAATGTACTACCCATACTTACTGCACCTGCGATAGTAACATGACCTCCTATATTTACATCACCAGAAACTGATACATCACCATCATATGTTGCATTACCTACAACTGTAAGAGTACTTCCTACATAAAGTGTTCCACCTACTGTAGCATTATTAACAGATATATCACCACCAATAGACATTGTAACACCAGTTAAATTTGAACCATCTCCAAAGAATGCTGATGCACATACTTTAGAACTAACATGCACATCACCTTTTACAGTTACATTACCTCCAAGACTTACATTACCTGCAACATCTAATGTGCCACCTACAGAAGCATTACCTGAAACTCTAACAGCTCCTAAAAATCCTGCTGTGCCTGATACTGTAGCAGTACTTAATAAATTAACTGCACCACCAATAGATGTTGCACCTGCTATCGAAGCTGTTGATTGTAAATGTGTAGCTCCAACAACTGTAACAGTACTTGCAAAACTACCAGCACCTGCTGCATGAAAAGCTCCACTTACAGTTGCAGTAGATGCAAAATGTGCTGCACCTCCTACACTTAATGCTCCACCTATAGATGTAGCTCCTCCTATTGTTGCTGTATTAGCTACAACTAAACTTGATACAGATATATCACCACCAATAGACATGGTAACACCTGTTAAGTTAGAGCCATCTCCAAAATATGTTGAAGCACAAACTTTATCTGTTACTTGTAAATTGCCTGAAACAGAAGTATCATTTTCAATACCTAACTTACCTGCAATTTTAACAGCACTTGTAGCAATTTTAATGGCAGTATTAGTACCATCACCTGTTTGTACATTTGTTAAAGATGCATCAACACCTGTATTACCAGATGTATCTACTTGTAATAATTTTTTATATGTAGCATTAATTAAGCTGTTTGATAAATCACTCATACTATATCCCATTTTCTATTATCTGGTGTTGGTACATCATTCCATGTAATATTTGCTAATTTCCATTCTAAATTTCTACCACCTGTATCAGGTCTTGGATTTTGAATTGCAGGGTTATCTCTTACATTTGGAACTTTATTTTGTGGATGATTTTTAAGATCAAATGCACCATCAAAACATGTTGGACAATTAAGCATTCCGTAACTATTTAATTTCATTACTCTATGTGGATATACAAAACTGCATGAATCGCACATAGCTTTTGCATTTTTATTACTTGCCACTATACATACCTATATCTTGGTTTAATAAGTAAACTTGCTCGTTCTCTATCTTCATCTAAAGCACGAGCTAATTTTTCTTCATAATTTGATTTTAACATTGCTATACGATCCATTGGTATACCAGTTCTTTTCATAGATAAGTAATAAGATAATCCACATGTTAATGCTGGTAAAAATCTTACAGGTGAATCTGCATTTTGATCAGCAGATTTATTTACATCTTCTACTTGACGTATAGCTTCTATTTGTAATGTATCTGTTGTATTATCAGGAAGGGGCCACACATAAATTTTTGGATTAGCTAAATCTCTTTTAACAGTAAATTGTGTTGGTCTACCTGTTTGTGTTTTATTAGGTATATTTAAATATTCTTCAAAAGATATTCTTTGTAATTCAATATCTGTTGAATCTCTTCTTAAATTAATTTGTAAAGCATCTGTTGTAGAACTTGAAAGATCGTATGTTCCTAAACTTGTTGATACAGTTACAGCAGTTGTATATGTTGTCCATAATAAAATACCTCTATTTTGCCAATCGTTTAACATTAAGTTAATTGATCTTCTAGCAGATTGAGGTGTATGTCCAAGAGTTTGTTCACCACCAATCATCTCAGTAGCTTCTTGAATTACTTCATCTATATCTAAATTAAAATTATATGTACCTGATGTTGCCATTATATTACCTTTTAATCATACATAGATGCTACTAAACAAGCACCTATACTTCCACCATGTTTAGCAAATGTTTTAACATTAGTAGGCTTACCACCTACACCCTGTTTTTTTGCTCGTTTTCTTTGTACTGCTGATTTTCTTTGTGATGCTGTCATACGTTGAGCTTTTGATTTAGGCACACATTTAGGATATTTACGTTTAGAACCTTTAGCTTTCTTTCTACCACAAGGTTGAAACTTACCATCTTTTTTAGGAGCTCCTATATCTACCCATTCTTCTCCTACCCATTTTTTTAATGCACCACCTTTTTTTGCTTTTACTTTTCCTTTACAAACTTTTGATGCATACATATTAGCATAAGCTGATGGATATACATCAAACTTTCTTTTAGCTGCAGCTTTACCTTTTGCACAAAGCTTTGCCATTATTTCATTTTTTTCATTAAGGTTGCTAAATATTTAGAATGAGCAGCGTGCATTTTAGAAGCTTTATTTAAAGCTCCACTAATTTCTTTTAATTTATTCTGGACTGCTCCACTTTTATTAGCATATACTGTTTTCTTTTTTGTAGGTTTTTTATACATTTAACATTTCCACCTTCTACGTGCTTGTCGTAATCTTGAGTTAGGATTCTTAGCTGCTTTAGGAAACTTCTTCATTTGTCCTGCAGATCTTGCACAGTAACTCTTTCTTCTTTTAGCAGCTTTACTACCTTTTTTTACTTTACCTGTTACAGCAGTTTTTAATTTACTTCCTGGATTATTTCTTCTATACTTTGCTACACCTTTAGCTGTTAGTCCTGCTCCTGACTTGGTAGATCTTTTATCACCTTTACCAATAGTCATGCCCTTCATGCCTGACCCTGTAATTTTTTTCTTTTTCTTTTTCTTTTTTTCTTTAGCCATTACTTTTTAACTAAACTTCCACCAAAGTATAATCCAATTATTGCTGACATTAAATGTGTATCAAGAGGTGTAATAACTACACCATTAAATAATCTATCCATATAGACTTCTTGTTTATCTATTAAGAACCAGAAGCCACCTTTAAATTCTGTCCATGTAAGAACAACACCAACATCTGTAAAGACAGGAACAAGTTTAGGATATGCAATAATAAAGAAGACTGCAGTTAATGCAATAATTCTTCTTGTCCATTGAAATCCTT